TACTTCGGTACCAACCGAGATTGGGATTAACGAGTACCATGTAAGTCCGAGAGACGTACCTACGATTTTTTAAGAGTTTCAATAATAGGGGCTCAAAGCTCGGGGTAGCGGCAGGATTACGATTAACAATTCTACACTACTTAACGAATTACGTTAACACAATCCACCGCCCCAGATTTTAAGTTTATAGATGGTTTAAAATCCCTGGATAGTCACCAGGCCCGCTAGAGCGGCTCAAATAACAAATGACGATTGTGAGTGAGAAGTTTAACATCTAAGAATCTCAAGCAAGTCTTTGATTGATGTTTATCGAGGAGATTCTGATAAGAGGGCTACGGCCCTCTTTTTTTAATTACTTGCGCCTGCTGGGAATGGACAATAATCCATACCTTCACCAGCATTAAATGCTTGTAATATCTGATTCATGGTTCTACTTCCACCAACATTTAAAGAAATAGGATTATTATATTGTGGCGTGCTATTTAAAATATTATTAATATTTATTGGGTTTTGCGCTTGCTCTTTAATAGCTTGAAAAACTAAATCATCATAATTTTTTGGAGCGTCTGGATTCATTTCTGCAAATTCAGCATATTGTTCTTTTCTCAGTTTCGACATCTCATCGGCAAACTTTTGTTCTTCGAATTTTCTAAATGCAGCACGAGTAGAATAACTACCTCTCATATCTTTATTGAAAACAACACCTAATTCTTGCTGCGTAAACTTATAATCATCGCTCATAGCTAATTTTACTTCTTCATCTAATTGCGATTGGTTAAGTTCTCTTGTGTCTCTGAGATCTTTTAATTCTTGCATCAATAATGCGTCAATTTCAGCTTCTGTACGAGTACGATATACTTGTTTAAATCCATCAGCTGTTTTTACTTTATAATCTTCTACTAAGGAATTAGATCTTCTAAATTCTTCTCTTCCTTCATCAGTCAATAAAAATGCACGTCGTTCATCAGCTTCATCTATAGCTGTTTGATTTTCTAATATAGATTCTTTGAATACATCAAGACCTCTAGCCTTTTGCTCTCTAATTTTCTTTCGTAACTCTTGGATTTGTTGGTCAATTATCATTGGGTCAGCACCCAATTCTAAAGCATCTTTTCTAGCGTCTAGTAAATCGTTTAATTGGTCGTAAGATCTTTCTACTGCTCCGTGTAATTCTTCAACTTTATTAGATACTTTATCATCGTCTGCGTAATATTCAATAGCATTTTTAGCTAAACCAAACGCAGCCATACCAATAAACGTAGCTAATTTTACCCAAGGACCGCCAGGCATGAATAATGCTGCTATTGAAGCAGCGCCTAATACACCTAATGTTGAGGCCGCATCTGTATCAGTATTTGTTAATGCTATTTCTTCAGGAGACATACCTTGAACATATTGTCTAATCCAATCTGTAATTTTAGGCATAGCAACCATTAAACCAGTAAATATCGCGCCAGCTAATCCAACGCGTAAAGCTTTACCTATACCAGCTTTCGTTGCTGATGTGTCAACATCTATACCTGATGGTGTCATTGCTCTTAATATTGCAGCAAGGGTTAATGTTTCAGCTGCTTTAGTAGCTACAATTTTACCACCTTGAACTGCAACATATCCACCAAAAAGAGTACCTAAAGGTTGACCAAGATATTTGATATTATCAACAAATCCATCCCAATCCTTTTGTTCTAGTTTACCAAATGCAGTACCAACTTTTTCAAAAGATTCAAACAACGAAGGAAGCTTTCCAATACTACCACCTTCTCCAAATACATCAGGTGCTAATGCTTCTAAAGCACCTACAATAACTTCATAACCGATAGCACCAACTAAACCATAAAATAAAACTGATTTAATAAAGCTAAAACTTGATTTTAAAGCACTAGTAAATAAACCATCTTTACCAAATAACTTGAGATCTCTTTTTTGGCTTTCTAATTGAGACTTTCGTTGTTCTTTTAATCTATCAGTTTCAATTTGTTGTTGAACTTTGAGATTTTCTTCGTTCTCTTCGTATTTTTTGCGCTCTTTTTCGTCTGTTATCTGTTCAAGCTTAAATTGTTTTTCGTCACGTAATTCTTCGAGCTTACTTTGTTTTTGAATAGTTCCTTTAACACCAGCCATACTTGCACTAAGCGCAGTAAATGCATCTGAAAATTTACCAAGTTCTACCTTTACACTTTTAAGAGAGTTAGTACCAGAATTACGAAATAAATCGCCTTCTCGTTTTAATCTATCAATTATGGCTTTAGTATCTGGTGACATTTATTTTTTATCCGTTTGCTCTTTGACGTGCCTTTTCGTTTTGTTCTTCTATATACTCTACTAACATATCAAAATATAAATCTCTTTCGTAAGGTACCATACTTTCAATTTCACTTATTGAGTATTTATGGTGCTGGGCCATACTGAAAATTATTTGATAATAATTCTGTAAACTAATGTGGCTCAGCGTTAAGTAAAAAAAGTTTGTAGGCCCTCCACAACAAATGTTTTTTCTTTTCCTTGACTATTTTCATATTTAATTTCGTGCCTTAATTTTGGCATAGTTTCAAAGAAATTAGTAATTCCCTTGATAGAACTTGCAGTTAATCCATCCATAAAATCGTCAATTTCTTCTTGTTTATAGTCTTTAAAGTAATGTACTTCATCATCAGAAGCCAGGTAGTCAATACAAGAAACTAACATTATATAATCTGTTAATGGGTCTTTCGGGTCAAGAGTCGTTAATTTAGCAAACTCGTCAATTGTAGGATATCTTAAAAATAACCTATAATCATCATTAATCGCAACTTCATTAGTGTGACTTTCATGTTTAGTAACTTTAATATTATCAATATCGATTTGAAGCTCTACTACTTCGTCTGTATCTGGATCTCTTACAGTAAAATCAATAAGATTGTTTACACTCCTAGCTCTTAAATATAGTAATACATATTCAAGGTCAAACATTGCAAGTTCAGCTACATCCTTATCAATTAAACAATTATTAACAACTTGTTTTGCTGCTAATACTTGAGATGTAACATCCTCACTTTCCTGGCCAACTAAAAGAATTTTTTCTTCTTTTACTGTAAATGGCCTATATTTTATTTTTTCGCCCGTTGAAGGAAGGGTAAGTTCCTGTATCGGGATATCAATTTTTGGCAATGCCATAATATATTTCTCCTAATAATATAAATTTATGCCCAAGTTCTGGGATTTTTAACTGGCTTATCTTCTTTTTTCTCTTCACCACTTCCTTCTGGTTCAAAAAAGTTAGATAAATTATCGTATGAATTACGAACTCTATTTAATCTGTTAATCGCATCTTGGATACTTGTGGGTTTTCCTTGACTTAATGTTTGCTTTGTAACATCAACAAAATTAGCTAAATCAGAAAGTGTATCAAGTAATCCACCATTTAATCTTCGTGCTGTATTACCTGTTCTATCGTTTGAGTACCAAATACGGTCATAAGCAAATGCAACTGGTAATATCATAAGCTGGTCGTTTTGAGACCAATCTAAAGCAACATCTGCTATTGCAGTTGGAAATACATTTTCCATAATAACTTCATAATACTTATCATTCTTTCCAAAACTCTCTGTACTATAATGTCGAATAACCATTCTACATCCGTATTCGTCTTTATAGCCAAGTTCGTATGGTAGCATTCCAATACCATCACCTTCTGGGTCGATAGCACTATAGGGCCCACCCTTTGTACTAAAATTTAAAACTCGTTGCATCCAGTTGTGAAAGAAAGTTACTATTTGATGATTACTATCAAGCATAAAACTAGCATTGATAGGTTGACCTTGCATTCTTAATGGGAATGTTGTTGTTAGTTGTGATACAGCTGTGAATTGACCTGTTTCAATTCCAATACCTGGAAAGTTTACACTATTGCAGAAAAATGAAAATTCTCTCGATGGGTCAATATTAGAATTAGTTTCTGGACCCTTTGAAATAATAACTTCGAATAAGTTACCTTTGGCAGGGCCGCCATACTTATCCATTGTAGTTTTAAATTTACTAATACTAAATGACATATTTTTTTACCTTGTAACCATTCTTCTGCTGTCTGCGTAAACTTTCTGTTTGCTTGCCTTTTCGAACTGTGCTAATGGTAAGAACAATGCAATATCCCATTCTGTTGGGTTAATGTAAATAAAACGAGATTTCAGTTGTTTATTTAAGTATTGCTTAAGCGCTGGTTTAAAAAACCTATACTTAGCTGCACTTTGTAATAAATCGTAACTTAAACCTAATCTAGTACTCTCGTCATATTTTTTATTGTTCGTAATACCATATAGCGCGTCCATTAACTGAGCACGCATTGTAGGTGGTAAATAGTGAAAGTTAATTCCCATAAATCCACCCTTAGTTTTATTTATTGGGAAAATGAGTGGGAACCTGTCATAATATGGAAGTGTGTCTTTATGTTTAGGGTCGTAAGCAAATGTATACATCATACCAGGTTCAATCATACTTTTAACACGGTCTGATTCTTTTAATCCAGTTGTAATCATTGAAGCACCAGATATACCTGAGCTTCCACTACCTGTTTTGCTAATTTTTTGTGCTTGGTCTCTGTACCAACTTCTTGCTGCTTTAGAACGAGCAGGCATCTCACCAGCACGAATACCTTTTACCAATATATCATTAAATATTGTGGTACCACGATGAGCACGACCTTGAGCTTGGTTTCTCGCCTCTCGTAATAATAGTGCATAATTTGTAATGGCCATTACTTACCTGCTATTCCGTCTTTTTCTGTCATAATTACAAACTGCCAACCTCGGTCTGCACAATATTGTCGAGCTGCTTTCCATTTAGCGCTATTAATTCCATAATTCTTAACCTCGTTAAGATATCTTCTCGACACACGACCAGTCGGTGTCTTATTTTTATTTGCTGGATTTGGTGGAAGCGTTTGTTTATATGGTTTGATTTCAATCATAACCGTACACTTTTTACCATTTCCATCATATTTATGGACAATTACGTCAGGAAAGTATCTATGTACTCTGCCATCTATTGGCGACCTATATGGTACAATTACTTCTTCAGATTGCCACCATATTACATCTTTATGTTTATCAAGCCAAGAAAATACATTTCTTTCCCACCAAGACCTATAAATAATCTTAGTTGGGTCACCTTTATACTTCTGCGGGTTTGATGGTTTAAATCTACCTTTATATGCCATAATCTATTTGTCAAACCTCGTATAAATAATCTAAAGTGTCCAATTACTATTTATTACAACGAGACAACTATGAGTTCAAGACCAGAATTAATAAAAGAACGAAGAGAAAGCGCTAAGTTTGCAAAGTTTGCTTTTCCAGCTAAAAAGCCCATGCCTCATAGTATACTAATGACTTTCGAGGAATACGACTATCAAACATACATATCTAGTATAACAAAATCTGGAGAACAAAACCCAAACTTAAGTTTTGTACCTGATATTAAATCTCGAGCTGAAATATCTAATACCTCAACAATAGAACTTCCGTTTCCGAGACAATTAACAGACAACAATAATATTAGAGTACAAAGTTTTGAAAGAGATTTTATGTATGAGCGAGCAGCGTCATATGTTGCGGGAATGGCTGATGGTGGTTTAGGAGAAACGGCAGGACAAATCATGGGTGCTTTAGAGTCAGGTCTTAAAGGTGTAAGAGCTGGCAGTAAACAGTTTTTTGAAGCGCCTTTAACGGCTATTAAAAACGGACTTGCGCAAATAGAAGGTGTTTCTTCAGAAAAAGCTGCTGCCATGGCTGGGTACTTAGCAAGAAATATTATCGGTGGAGATTTATCTAGAACAATTAGTGCTGTAACAAATAGAGCAGTTAACCCACAAGAAACATTATCGTTTACTGGTGTAGATTTACGTAATTTTAGCTTTTCATGGGATTTGTTTCCATCTAATAAAGATGACACTGACGAAATCACAAGGATTGTTAATTTCTTAAAAGCTAGATCTCTACCTGAAGTAGAGGATGGTGGAAGCGAACAATTTTTAGGTAGAGCATTTTTAAAATATCCAGATATTGTATCGCTTAATTTATTGGGTGTAGACGAAAGTAAATTTACTAGATTTAAAAGATGTATGATTAGTAACGTAACAGTAGATTATGGCGGTGGAAGCCAAGTTTCAATTATTAAAGGCGGTGTTCCTGCTACAGTTACATTATCAGTAGCGTTTAGTGAAGTGCAAATTCAGACTCGTGATGATTATGAAACTAAAAAAGAACCACCACCACCTGCTGTTAACACGATGATGGCTTAATTGGAGAAATAAATGAAATATTTTGAAAACTTTCCAATAATCGAATACGAAGGCCGTAGAGTTCGTGATATTTCTAGGCGCAGTAATTTTATACGTGCTGTAAGTAACAATCCTTATTTGTATTATCCTTATACAGTTAGTGAAGGCGAGCGCGCAGAAGATATAGCACAGTTTTATTATGGGTCAGTCGATTATGTGTGGCTTGTGTATATGGCAAATAATATTATCGACCCATATTATGAATGGCCAATGGACCCACAAACATTTAATGA